ATTGTGAATTTTTCAAAGAAAATACCGAAAAGGCTGTCAGCTTTGTCGAATTAAAATGCAGGACCTGTAAACATGATGCTTTCGAGACTTATATGCTCTCGCTTTCTAAACTAATTAAAGCCCGCGAATTATCTGAAAACACCGGACTACCAGTATTCTTGGCTGTGCAATGGACTGATCGCATGGGCTATGTCCGGTTGAATACTTGCCAATCTACGCTTGGTGTCGGAGGTCGCAAAGACAGAGGTGATTGGCAGGACATTGAACCGGTGGTAAATATCCCAATTTACCAATTTAATTTTTTATGACACAATCGCGATCAGCCTGAGGCTAAACCGCATCACTGGGGGTGAATGTGCTAAAGATTAATTACCTGCCTACGGATCAATTGATTCCGTATATAAACAACTCTCGAACGCATACTGAAGCGCAAGTCAAACAAATTGCTGCGTCTATTCGAGAATTCGGTTTTACAAATCCTATTTTAGTAGATGAAGGGCATACTATTATCGCTGGCCATGGTCGCGTAATGGCTGCTGAAGTTTTGGCGATTGATAAAGTGCCAACTATTTTATTAGCAGGCTTAACGGAAGCACAGAAAAAAGCGTATGTGATAGCAGACAACAAGTTAGCGTTGAATGCAGGATGGGATATTGAAACTATAACTGCTGAATTGCAGGCGCTTGATGATCTAAACTTTAATTTAGATTTGATCGGTTTCGATCATGATGAACTAAAAGAATTATTGGGTGGTGCTGATTTCGATCCTGCTACCGAAGATGAGCAGGGAAAATTAGATGAATTAGATCCTAAATATATAGATTGCCCACATTGTGGCAAAGAATTTGATATGCGGAGTGTTTAATGAATCTTATATACGAACAAAAAAACAAAAACATTTTAGATAGATTTGAAAATAAAACATCTGCGGAATTTTCCAAGTCATATAATTTAACGCTAACAGACGGCAAGAGTATGACTGTCGTTGATATGCAAAATAGAACTTACGACGAAATGTTAGCAGGCCTAAAAAAACAGTGGGGCAATCGTTTCGAGAAGTTAGAAATTGTCTAAGACAAACTTAAAAATTGATTGGGCAAGCTATGATGCTACAAAATATGCTTGTACGAATTGGCACTATAGTAAATCTGTACCCGCAGGCAAGTTAGTAAAGGTCGGCGCATGGGAAGATGATAAGTTTATCGGTGTAGTATTGTTTGGCAGGGGCGCTAATAACAATATGCTAAAACCGTATGGATTAAATGCCGATCAAGGATGTGAATTAGTCAGAATAGCATTAAGACAACACAAAACACCTGTAAGCAAAATTTTATCTATAGCGATAAAGTTTTTGAAAAAAAGTAACTCAGGGCTAAAGTTAGTTGTTAGCTATGCAGATGCAGACCAAAATCATCATGGTGGAATTTATCAAGCAACAAATTGGATTTATACAGGATTAAAAAACGCAGGAAGCATGGGTGCTTTTATCATCAATGGTAAAAAAGTTCATCCAAAGTCAGTTCATTCAAAAGGCGTTAAGCAAAATATATTATCTGTCAGGAAACATTTAGACCCAAATGCTGAAGTCTTTATAACCAAGGGTAAACATTGTTATTTGATGCCACTTGATGATGGCTTAAAATCAAAGCTAGTTAAATTATCAAAACCATATCCAAAGCGTGATAAGCAGGCGATAGCTGGAGTCCATCCAGACAGCGGCGGGGCAGCACCGACCATCACGCTCCAAAATTAAAGAGAAATTTGTGAAAAACGGCAGGCAAGGCGAAGGCGGCGGTAGGCCCGCAGTAGTATTCGATGATGAGCAAATCGCTCAAGTGAAGGCGCTCGCCTCAGTTTTATCTAAAGGACAATTAGCAGATTATTTCGGGGTAAGTGAAAACACATTTCGCGAGATCGAAAAAAGACAGCCCGAAGTTTCTGAGGCTTATAAAAAGGGTAAAGGTAATGCAATTGCGAGTGTTGGTTCAAATCTGATTAACCAAGCTCGTAACGGAAATGTTACTGCAGCGATATTTTATCTAAAGACTCAAGCCGGTTGGAAAGAATCTGAACAAACTACAGTTAGCACTTCGCCTGACAACACAGTGACCGTAGTTCGTGCAGCTAAGTCTAACTGAGCCGCAAGAAGACTTCGTATTTAGCGAAGCCAAGTATCCTGCATTGGTCGGGGGTCTAGGTTCGGGTAAAACCAAAGGCGGTATTGCCCGACTTATACTGCTGATGCTGCAAAACCCAAGCATCAATGGCGCGTACTATATGCCGACATACGATTTGCTCAGACTGCGAGCATTGGCCGGCGTAGAAGAAGAGCTCAACAATCTTGGCATCCCGTATAAAACCAATCGCGCAGAATACATTGTCTACGTGCAGGGCTATGGGCAGATAATCCTGCGGTCGTATGACAGGCCAGAGCGCATCGTAGCGTATGAGGTGGCACATTCGATCGTCGATGAGCTTGACACCCTGCCGAAAGAAAAAGCGGCGTTAGTCTGGCGAAAAATAAGTGAGCGGAATCGGCAAGAGTGTACGCACCCGTCTGGCAATACTATCGGCTGTGTCACCACGCCGGATCAAGGTTACAGCGGATTTATTTACAGTAGATGGGTTAAAAATGCTTCTGATGACTATGCAGTAATCAAAGCACCTACAGCTACAAACCCATTCCTGCCCGATGGTTACGTTCAGCAGATTTTAGACAATTACGATCCTGTCCTCGCCGATATGTACTTGAATGGCGAAATAGTTAGCCTGTCAGCAAACAAGGTTTACCACTTTTTTGATAGACGCAAGCACCATACAGACAGGGAGCTAAAAGATTCAGACAAATATTTACACGTAAGCATCGATTTTAATATTGGTGGTTGCTGCTCAGTTATAAACATTATCGAGAATAATCAACCTATAAGCGTGGCGGAAATCATTAGCCACGATACTAGAGATTTTTGTAATCGCCTCGAGCAGTTCAAATCCGCAGACCGTAAAATTACCGTTTATCCCGATGCTAGCGGTAAAGCTGGGAGCACTAATGCAACTTCCAGCGATATTGATATAATACGCAGCTCTGGTTACTCTGTAGATTATCCGAAAGCAAACCCTGCGGTTAGAGATCGCATAAATGCTGTAAACGGATTGCTATCGCACGATCGATGGCTAATTAACACAGAAACATGCCAAAACTTGACTGACGCTTTAGAGTCGCAGGGCTACGATAAAGCGGGTCAACCAGAAAAGTTTAGTGAACATCCTGCAATAGATGACTGGGTCGATAGCGTAGGTTATTTCATACACCGCAAGTGGTCGCTGGGCAGACCTGTTGTGGTAACGAATATAGGAATGGCGCGATGAGTATTGACTTTCAACACCCGCAATATGTGAAGTCCCTAGAGAAATGGAAACTCGTAGACGATATCTGCGATGCCGAAAATCTGAATGATTATCTACGCAAAATAAATCCAGAAGATACAAGCGAAGAAATGGTCCAACGCAGAGACCAGTATTTCAAGCGCAGCGTATTCTATGCGATCGCAGGATATACCTCTCGAGGGTTAGTAGGTAAAGCATTTCAAAAGACACCAACTTGTGAAGTCCCACCCGAACTTGAGTATGTTAAAGAAAACATTGATGGCGCAGGCCAGAATATTTACCAGCAAGCGCAGGAGGTATTTCGTGATGTATTGCGTAACGGTCGGGCTGGGCTACTTATCGACTTTCCAGAGACAGATGGTGAAATCAGTCGTGCTGATCTAATTTCCGGAAAAGTATTTGCAACGATTACACGCTATAAAGCGCAACAAATTATCAACTGGCAAGTTGAGCAGCGCGGACCTCGAGTTATTCCGGTAAAAATCGTTTTAGCCACTAAGGCTGCAGAAATGCACGAAGATGGCTTTGGCTTCGATCAGATAGATGAATATATCTGCCTCGATCTCGAAGAAAATATTTATGTGCAGCGCGTATATCGACAGAATGAGCGCCGTGAGTGGTATATACACAAAGAGACAATACCGACTGACAGTGCAGGTAACACCTTAAATTATATTCCTTTCGTCTTTGTTGGTTCTGAGGCTAATACATTCGAGATCGATCACCCGCCGTTATACGACCTCGCTAAAATAAATGTTGGACACTACAACAACTCTGCAATTTACGAGGATAGCGTGTTTACTGTTGGGCAGGTACAGCCTTGGATGTCTGGGCTAACTCAAGAAAATGTCGACGCAATGAAAGCTGCGCACATGTATATCGGTAGTGGCAGACTTTTAGGCGTACCGTCTGGCGAGAGATTTGATTTCGCACAAGCGCAACCGAATATGCTTGCAAAAGAGGCTATGAAAGATAAAGTCTCGATGATGATTGCTATGGGTGCCAATCTAATGGAAATGGGTACTGCTAATAAAACAGCAATGCAAGTAGGCAACGAAATGGCTACGCAACACAGCGTATTGTCGTTGATCGCTTATAACCTAACATTGGCTTACACAAAGGCATTAGAGATCGCAACTGACTTTATGGGCGGTGATCCTGATGTTGCAGTGTTTGAGGTAAATCAGCAATTTATCCAGCCGCAAACAGACGCGCAAATGCTAAACGCAGTTGTTGCTAGTTTCTTACAAGGTGTACTTCCAATCAGTGATTTATTTGATTGGCAGAAAAAGCATGGGTTTGTTGCACCTGATAAATCCTTTGACGATTATTCAGAGGAAGTAGGTATCCAAGCTATGCCTGATTTTGACGAAGATGCCGACAACGCCGCCTGAGTTAATAGAGTTTGCAACTCGCCATCAAGTCTATTTGGAAAGGCTTAAAACTGGCGAAGTTAATAAAACTGCTGATTTCCTAAAACGAATCGAGCGTGATATTAGTGCGCGCCTTGCTGGTAAAGATTTAACAACTTTTACTCAAAATAGATTAAATCGATTGCTTAAAAGTATACGCGCTGACTTAAGTGTAATTACTGGCGAGTTAAACAGTGCAATTGCTGCAGAAGCTCTTAATCTGGCTAAATACGAGCGTGACTTTGAACTAAAGAGTTTAGGTAAAGTTGTCAATTATGAGTGGGCTATACCAACTGTTGCTCAACTCAGGACAGCAGTATTCAATACGCCGTTAGCTATTGGCGGTGTTAATCAGGGCGATTTGTTAAAACCTTTTTTAAAAGATGTAACTAATAGACAAATCAAAGAGATTACTGGCGCAATAAACGCAGGATATTACGAGGGCGCGTCTACTAATCAGATACTGCAAAACATTAGAGGCACTAGAGCTAACAAATACCGAGATGGAATTTTGGCGCGCAATAGTAAGGGTCTGGGCATGATGGTGCGCACTGCGCTACAGCACTCAGCACAACAAGCAAGGCAGGAGGTTTGGAATAACAATAAAGACATCATCAAAGGAGTGCGTTGGATTTCTACGTTGGATAGCAGGACATCAACACTTTGCAGGTCATTAGACGGTCGTGTATTTCCTACTGACAAAGGCCCAAGACCGCCTGCGCACGTTGGCTGCCGTAGCCAAACAGTTAGTGTATTAGATGATAGGTTTAGTTTTTTAATGGATGGCGCAACAAGGTCATCAAGAGACCCGTCTGGCAAGATTAGGCAAGTAGACGCTGAAGAAACCTATTACAGTTGGTTAAAGCGTCAGCCTGAGGATTTTCAAGTTAGTGTTTTAGGAAAATCAAGGACTGCGCTGTTTCGTGATGGTAATTTAACAGCAGAACGTTTTGCAGAGTTACAGTTAAATAAAAATTTCGAGCCAATGACGCTTGATGAAATGAGAGAACTAGAACCTGTAGCTTTTGCGCTTGCAGGACTTGATTAGTTGACAAGAATGTATTAAGGGCTACAATTCACAATTACCAGCAGGGCTGGTTTTATCACGGGGTGATTATGATTGATTTCAAAGTAGATAGTATCGAGGACCTAGACGAAGCAGTACAAGGACTTTACGAACAGACTGATGATGGTTATCAGTTGAAGGTAACTGGGTTACCCGAACCTGAAAAAGAAGACCTAACCGGACTGAAAAACAAAGTTGATGAATTACTGCGGGAGAAAAAGCAAGCTGCACAGAAGGCTAAACTCGCCGCCGAGGAAGCGGAAAAGGCT